ATAAACGATATATAGACCAACAAACATTTAAAATAATATTGTAATACAAAAGTCATTGATACAAATCCTTCTGGAAGGACTTCTTCCACTTGCAACAAATGAAACAAAAGGATTAGCATCCATGAATATGTGTATAGCATACGTTGGCGAAGGGCCTGTTATTTGCATTAAGCCTACGAAATTAAAACAATATTATTATACTCTACTAACGGTGACAGTATACGAAAATGGATATTTTAAAAAAATCGACTTAGCAGTATATTACCCGGTAAAGAAAGGAGGGCATAAATGCTCTATGTCTGGAAACGGCAACATGTTTGTTAAAGAGGATTCTGATTACAATTTATACATACATAACAAAACTTTAAATAACATAAATTATTGCGTATCAATTATAGGAGCTAGCAAATATATAAATATTCCTTCAATTACGGTAGAAGCACATCCTGCAAGCGTTTTGAATGGTTTAACTTTGACTGATGTAGCAACTATGTAACAAATTATAACATTGTGATCATAAATTTATGCTCTGGAAGGACTGTTAGGAGTTAGCAGTAGTACTATATTTAAAGGAAAAGGGTATATCCAATTAAAAACTGAAGACGATATTGATAAAGTGTATGAGCCTGGAGTATATGCAATAAAAGGCACTTCATACAATGATCAAACGCTTCTTGTCTTCAGTCATAATCTGGGACAGTCAACAGTACAATTTAGAACTAATAACTATGGTGGTTTTTTAGTGTTTAGAATAAAATGGTGGAATGGTGGTTGGGGAACCTGGAAGACGGTTTCTTTGACATAAAATTTATCTGTTTGCACTTCTGGAAGGACTGTTAGGGATAAATGATACGTGGTACAAAAGGAGATTTGGTGAAATTACTGATTTTAATGAAGCTAATAATACTGGATATATGTTTGTCGATAAAACCCAATCATTGGATAATAAACCCAATACATCAAGTAATTATGGATTCTTGGAAACGATTGCTATTAATGAGGTCACCATCAAGCAAACTTTTGTAGATTTTCAGAGCAGATTTTTTATTCGAATATGTAATAATGGAACTTGGACTGATTGGAAACAAATACAAACAACATAGTATTAAAAATAAGTCATATTTTAATGAGATAAAACGGATGGGTGCCGGTCCACACCCGTCCGCTCCTCATGTTACCAAAGAATTATAGTATTTCTATATCTTCAGCATCATCCAGATTCTCATCAACTATATTCATGGATAAAGACAGGTCAACCCCAGTAGTATCCAAAAACAAAGCACTTACACGAAATGAAGCTGTGTTTGTCTTGCTCCGAACGAAGAGATGATCATTTTTTCGTTTGAACTCTATTTCAGAAATCATACTACCGTTGACTTTCCTTATGATATAGGAGTTACCAGTCTTACTATTAATAAAGAACAGACCTGTAGAACCACCCCAATATACATACAATATCATACCGATATAGGCGTTAGATGAACTCGCTAGGCGAACGACACATACTTCTTGAACGGAGTCTTTATTGCAAACCAATATAGGAGAAAGAACGCCTTTTCTCAAGAGCCCTTTACTTCCTAAATTAGCAATCGGCATCAGTTCTTCCAGCTCTCAAATATTGCTAAATTCTTGTCAAGATATAGGAATTTCGATTGCGTCGGATGGTAAATCTAGATTGTTTTCATGGCTTAGTTTGAGCGACCCATTCATGCCAATGCACAATGTACTGATATACACGTATGCTGATGATTTTACATAAACAATGGTTTTGTTCTCTTTTTTTTGATAATAAACATTAGTTAAATAGATTCCTCTTTTTATCGAATTAACGGATAGATCATCGCTATATCCTGTTAATAAAACAACAGACGGAGATGAATTTTCATGGTTCTTAAATACTGAAATAAGCATTGATATTCCTGTTAAACGATTTCTAAATTCGGCAATTTTACAATACTTCTGCTGGTCTTTTTGATATGAAGTGGTCATTCTTTGAATTGATGGCATCAATCCATCTTTTTCACTCGTAGCAACACCAATCAGTTCTTCCAGAAGGATTTTACTAATCTTCTTAAGGCAATAAATTTTGATAAGCAATTAAAAAAGGAACCCTGCTTCCTTCAACTCCTTCAATTTTGGAAGTCATAATAGTAGTATAGTCATTTTCAAAAGTGAAAGTAAATAATGTTCCATCAATATATTCTTTATACCCTCCAATATATTCTATATTTTTAGTTGCTGGAGATATTACAGCTATTGATGGATATAAATTATAATATTGACTACATATCACCAATATGCCATTTGCTTTTATTCTTTTTGATTCACCTTTATGTAACGAAAATGATTCACTAGTAAAACCATTGATAATCTTATTTATCTCTAACAGTCCTTCCAGAAGGATTTGTATCAATGACTTTTGTATTACAATATTATTTTAAATGTTTGTTGGTCTATATATCGTTTATTCTGTTCTTTTTTTCATATAATGATTCTTTTTTAAATATTTGTTATAGCTTTGCTATGACAATTAATAATGTTTTTTCATTTATTAATTTTTGAATGCCGTGAGGTATTTTAATTAATAAAAAGATTTGTGTATGGAATTGGGCAGGATTGGCGAATCCTGCCTTTTTGATACCGTACGTCAACTACATAATAATTTGGGCAAAACAAAATTTATATATAACTTTGTAGCATCTATATTGAATTAAACATTATTCTAAATCACTAAAAGAGTTTACTGATAAAAATGTCTAGATGCTATCGTTCGTGATGAATAATGGCATCTTTTTTACAAATGTTTTTTTCACAGACCATTTTTTTATAGATATTATACATCTTTACTTGCGAAAGTGGGGGTGTATTTTTTATTGGCTAAATTTTGCAGCTTGGAACAGAGGATGCATCTTTGCGGAAAAATGGATAAAATCAGATACCGTCTTGTATATAACCGCCAGAACACACTTAACAGGCAGGGCACGGCTCTTGTACAGGTTGAAGCCTATTTGAACCAAAGGAAAATCTACCTGAAGACCAATGTTTACCTCAAACCGGAGTGCTGGAGCCGTGAGGGGGGCACAAGTCATTAACCACCACCAATCTAACGAACTCAACGCAATGCTCTATGAATACATCCTGTATCTGCAAGGCATAGAATTGGGGTATTGGAAGCGCGGAATACCTGCCACACTCTCACTGCTGAAGGATGCTGTCAAGAAGAAAAGTGCCGTGAATATCAGCTTCTCCACTTTCGCCAAATCAGCCATTGACAATTCGGACAAGAAGCAGTCCACCAAGGACAACCTGCACTCTACACTGGCGGTCTTGAATGACTTCCGTTCCGGATTGGACTTCAAGGATATTACCTATACATTCCTTCGTGATTTTGAGCAATACTTAAGGGAAAAGGGCAATGCGGACAATACGATAGCCAAGCACATGAAACAGCTCCGTATCTTGGTCAATGAGGCAATCAACCAGGGATATATGCACGCGGATGCTTATCCGTTCAGAAATTAGAGATGGTTTTACCGTTTAGATCCAATACAAGTTCCTTCCCTTTTGCCACCTCAACCGGTTTCTCCAGAATAATGTCATCAGACAATATAAAGCTACCTCCGTTCTGGGCGGCTTCATCAAGAGCACCCGCACCAAAGAATTTCACGATACGGGAAACTGAAATTTCCTGCCCGTTGTTATCTATAAGAGTCACTTTCAGAACGGCCTTTTCTCCATTTATTCCTTTCTTGTTGATTTTGACTGTCGTTCCGGTACATTTCCCATCCGTAAATACAGGTTCCTTAATTTCCACATCCTTATTTTCAGCACGGGGCACAATCTCTATATCTGTAGTACCGTCCTCGCTTCTCAATTCCGCAACCAAAGCCTTATAATTTTCTGTTGTCAAACCAATAAATTCAATATCAATTGTATTACTAACGGAAGTTACCGAGAAAATATCGCAACCATCCTTGAACTTGACAGATAATATTTTGGTACGTGGTACGGTCAGCTTGGTCTTTCCGTCAGCCAGAGTGAATATGACATTATCAGGATCACTTGTGTAGTCCACTCCGTTTTCCACAAATACCGCATCACCCCTGTCGCCTTTCTCCCCGGTCGCCTTAATCCCTGTCGATTTCCAGTTTTTGCCGCCATCCGTTGAGATTTCCCATTCATTTGTCGTGGCGTTGATTTGAACTTGGGGGGCAATGGCATCGTCCCCTTTGGCTCCTTGCGCCTTTATTTTTGTATCAGTCATACCTATCCACCAATTACCGTTCTCGCCGATATGAGGTGTGATGCCGTCAGATTTACTTTATGATGTAAGAAAAATCATACTATCCCTTCTCATTTGGAGAATCCATATATCCCGATTTACAAGACGAACATAACGCTTTTTAAACTAATGTTATCAGATATTTATTAAATAATTGGTGCAAAATTAACTAAAAAATGATGCTGGCCTGTAATATAATTTTTTACATTCCAGACCGATTCAATATATTTATATTCTTCTTTGGTAAATCGTTTTTTATTCTTATTTTGCAGAGTCTTTTTTATTGACATATCGTGACAATGGATTTTAGTGTTTTGGCAGCGATGGTGCAAGCGGATAGGATTTTTAAGTGTGTATTTTATAATCAATCAGATAAACAATAGGCAGAATGGAATTAAATGACTGGTTGGCTATAACTGGGGCTTTAAGGGATTGGAAGCTGTCCGCTGGGATTCATATTCTGTGTAAACCGCAAAACGCACGGAAGGAGAATGCGTCTGCCGATTCGGTGGAGAATGAGAACGAGCGGAAGCAGGTTGACTGGTTGGAAAAGCGTATAGTCCAGTGTACTGCCAAGAGTGTAGAAAGGACAGCACTCGTAAGTCGGTCAACATCGTATATGGCTCTATCATCTCTTTGAATGAACTGATTGCAACCAATGGCAACTACGTGATTAATTTTCGGATTTATGGTACAAGAAAACCGTCTGACAGCCCGACCAGGAAAGTTTTGTTACTGGCTGACGGTCACGTAGAAGGTGATTTCAGCAAGAATAGAAAGAAGGAAACTACAACCAAAGACTGTACGGAGGTGAAAGCCGACAAGGAAACCACTTCCGATATCCATGAGGAAAAACGGTCAGAATCATAAAGGATAAAAAAGAATCCACTTTGCTTAAACAAAAAGGCTTTACCTGTGTTTGTGTAACTGTTTTGTTTGTCGTTGTGCTGATAGTAAAACATTGGCGCAACAGACAATCTTCATCATAAGACTTTAAATTTATAAATTGGACTGCCCCGGCTCGTGATGAGTCGGGGTATTTGTTT